GGTCGATGATCGCCATAGCGTCTTCGCCCCATCCGAGGGAGCCCTTGTCGCCTTCGCCGTCGTAAATCCCTGAGTTCTGAATTTGATCGCCGTCCCAACGACTTCGCACGCAGGCTAACGTCGCGGCATCCCACATCGCATCGCCTGGGGCGCCGCAAACCCTATGGCGCAGGGCGAAGCGAGCGAAGTCATACAGGCTTGAGGCGACCTGGGCGCGCTCCGATGTGAAGATGTTACGGTCGCTGACCGACAGGTCGGTGCGGGCCAGGATCGCGTCCAGGCGCCGTCGACTGGCCTCAGGGGGTGCGCTGATGAGGGTCAGCCGGAGTATGTCGTATTGAAGGCTGAGCCAGCCCGGCGCAGACGGCTGGACGGCGCCCGCGGCGGCCAACAGCCCCGGCGTCTCGGACTCTTGCGCATCGGCCAAGCTTAGGGCCGCGACCAGCCAGGCGTTGTCGTGGCCCGCCCGCCAGCGCTGGTCGGCGTGGGCGAGGGCGCTCCTACGGGAGGCCTCATAGCGCGCCACAGCGTCAGTCGCGTTGTCCGGCCCGCTCATCGGCGGCACGGCGCGCAGGGTGTCGATCCAGTCCAAGATGTCCGGTTTCGCCGCCGTCGCGTCGCTGAGTTCGGTAAAGTCGCGGAAGACCGACGCCAAATGCGGCGATGGCGAGGCGTCATCGAGCTGGCGGGTCAGCCTGGCCAGAAATTCTTTCGGGTCTTCGCGAAAGGCGAGGACGTCGCTGAGACCTGAGACGCTATTTCGCCCGAGAGCGCTCGCCGGTCCTGCGGCGAGGGCGGCCAGGCCGGTGTGGGCCTTGGCGTAGGCGCCCGGCGTCCGCTCGGTCAGCGCCTGACGGACCAAGGCGCGGGCGGCCAGATAAAGACCGCTGTCGCGCCAGGGGGAGTGGGCGTCCTTGGCGATGGCCGCGAAGCGAGCGGCCGCCTCGTCGTTGCGCCCGGCGTAGAGCGCCAGAGCGGCGGCCTGATAATCGTGATCCATCGAAAGCCAGGGCGGCATGTTCGCCATCGGCGGCGGCAAGGCGGCTGAGGGATCGTGGCAGGCTTGGAACACGGCGGACTGCGCCGCGATCCAGGCCAGCACGGCGGCGGACTTTGGCCCATAGCGCGTCGCCCGGTCATGCAGCGTAACGGCCGCGCTGTGGAAGGCGTCGGGGAAGCAGTTGGGGATCGATGTGTGGTCGGGGCCGGGACGCTCCGTCTCAATATAGGCGGTGTCATCCAGCCCGGTGACGGCGTTGCGCGCCTTGATCCAGATGTCGGCGCCGCCCGAATAGTCCCGCTTTAAGGTCATATCATCGCAGCAGGGGGTCGATAAAGCGTCGCCCGTCGCCTCGCCGACCGCCTGCGCGTGCAGCAGGCGCCAATCGATATAGCGCATGGGCCGAGGCGCGGTGCGCTTCACGATCCCGAGCCGGCCGCCGAACCAGGCGAGCAGGTCGGCGCGGTCGCCGCCATACTGGTCCACATACCAGGGCGCCGGCGAGCCTGGGCCGCTGGCGTAGGCGCTTGAGGTCAAGCCGGACAGAAAGGACATGGCCGCGACAGCGGCGATCGTTTTACGCATGAGCCGCCTCACCATCGCGCGATGCCCTCGCGCAGCGCCGTATAGTCTAGCTGTGTCCAGCTGTGGGGGTCGAAGAGATAGATCCGTCGGCCATCCGCCGGAGCGTGGGCCAGGGGGGCGTCGGTTGAGACGGCGAACGCGGTTCGGCAACGAGGATTGGAGAAATCGCCCCCGGCCTCCAGCTTGGCTTTCAAGGGCAGGCCGCCCGGCCCCATGCGGAACAGCATGGGCACGATCTCGTCCACCGGCGCTTGATCGAGCCAGGTCTCGGTCTCGCACCAGGACGCTAACGCCGTCATGGACAGTCGCTTGTCCTTGGCCAGACCGTGCCGAACGTCGGATAAGAGGTCGAGCAGAACGCCGCGCTCCGACCGCCTGACCTCAAAATCCACTTGTAGACCATCGACCCCCGGCGGTTCGCCGAAAGCCAGCACCGCCTGGGCCGCCTGCCGCCGCTGATCGGGCGTCCAGGCCAGAGGCCGGCCATGGTCGATCTGGATATGGACCAAGGCCGTGGAGGGGCGCCCCGACATCCGAAGCGGAAAGCGCCGGCCGCGGGCCTCAACGCCATCGCCGCTTAGGACGATGAAGCCGCTTTGGAGCGCGACGTCGGCGGCGTCGCCCACAAACCGCAGATCCTCCGGCCGCTCCCACGCCCAAACGACCACGCGGCCGGGCGCACGCGCCGAGCCCAGCATCACCATCGCAAAGATGAGGAAAACGCCGCGAACCCACATGCCTGCCCGAACCCACATGCCAGAAGCGTCGCTCAATCTGTCTTCGCGGCCAAGAGTGGAGGGGGAGCCGGCGTCGAAATTTTCGCCGGCATGGCGACATCATCGCCGTCCTCAAACGCGATCTCTGACGCTATATGCACGGTCTCAGGCCTAAGGGAGATGGCGATGAGCGGTGCAGACCTTGGACGGCGGAGCTTGGTGGCGGGCGCAGGCCTGTTGATGGCGGGCGGCGTCGGCGCGCGGGCTGCAGCCCTTAAGCCCAAGGTGGCGATCAAGACCAACCATGGTGTGATCGTGGTCGAGCTGGAGGCCGAGCGGGCGCCGCTGACCAGCGCCAACTTTCTGCACTATGTCGATACTGGCCGGTTTGATGATGGGTCCTTTTATCGGGCGTCGCGCACGCCGGGCTCGCCGAAGGAGGGCACGATCGTCGGCGGCCCTTCGGACCACACCCACCGCTATCCGCCCATCGCTCATGAGAGCACGACGATGACGGGCTTGAAGCATACCACTGGAACCATCTCGCTGGGTCGCTACGCGCCGGGCTCCGCCACGGCCGACTTCTTCATCTGCGCCAGTCCCGAGCCCTATCTGGACGCCCATCCGGGCGCAAAAGGGGACAATCTGGGCTACGCGGCCTTTGGCCAGGTCGTGGCGGGCATGCACGTTGTGCGCACCATCTTGGCCTTGCCGACGCCGGGAAAATCCCGCTTCCCGGATATGAAGGGGCAGTGGCTGGATCCGGTGGTGCCCATCTTCACCATGCGCCGGGCGGTATAGCGAGTTACAGACGCATTTCGCAGTTGTCAGCGCCCCGCGAATCACCGATAAAAACATATGGGTTGAATTTGCGGCCGGCGGCTACGTCGATAACGGCTAATGGCTGACGTCAAAGCCATCCAATCCTCACCTCCTTTATACAGTGATTGCCCATTCCGGCTTACCGTTCAAAAGCGGTCGCGCTTGGCAGCCGTTTAGTCTGACACCAGTCTTCTAACGAGGCGATATGGCGGATCGCGCGCTCTCCCTTTGCTTGAGTCCCTATCGCGAAGCCTATGGCGAGCAGGTCGAGCAGGCGATGGGGGAGGGCTATAGTCTCACCGCCTTCGCCGGCCTGATCGGGGTGTCGCGCCGCGTCGTCGACGGCTGGATCGCAGACCATCCGGCGTTCGCGGACGCCGTCGGGCGCGGCCAGGCGCGGCGGTTGATGCACTGGGAGCGGGCGGCGCTGGAGGTGGTCGAGCGGGGCGGCGCCGGCGCGGCGTCGGTGATCCTGTTCGGCTTGAAGACGCTCGGCGGACAAGACTGGGCGGACGCGGGCGAGACCGCCGCGGGCGCCGATACCGGGGCCTCGGTCGTCATCTTCGCCTTGCCGGAAAATGGGCGGGCCTAATCGCAGACCCCGCCAGATCTGGAGGCGCCCATGGCCCCAGCCGAGGTGCGCCAGATCAGGCCGCAACCGGGCCCCCAGCTGCAGTTCCTGTCGAGCGCGGCGGACATCGCCGTCTATGGTGGGGCGGCGGGCGGGGGCAAGACGTGGGCCCTGTTGATCGAGCCTCTGCGCCATATCGACAACCCAGGCTTCGGCGCCGTCTTCTTTCGCCGCACCACGGTTCAGGTGCGAAACGAGGGCGGCCTTTGGGACGAGAGCCATAAGCTCTATGCCGAGATCGGCGGCGTCCCGCGCAAGGCCGCCCTGGCCTGGCGGTTTCCATCGGGCGCCAGCGTCAGCTTTCGCCATCTGGAGCATGACAAGTCCGTCTATGGCTGGCAGGGGGCGCAGATCCCGCTGATCTGTTTCGATGAACTGACCCACTTCAGCGAACGCCAGTTCTGGTATCTGGTCAGCCGCAACCGCTCCACCTGCGGCGTGCGCCCCTATGTGCGCGCCACCTGCAACCCTGACGCCGATAGCTGGGTGGCGAGCTTCATCGCCTGGTGGATCGATCCCGAGACGGGCCTGCCGATCCCCGACCGCGCGGGCGTCTTGCGTTGGTTCGTGCGGATCGGCGATGCGCTGGTCTGGGCTGATCGGCCGCAAGATTTGGCGGACCATCTCGATCCGGTGGGCCGCCGTCCGATCCCGCCCAAGTCCCTGACCTTCGTGCCCGCCAAGCTGACCGACAACGCGGCGCTGATGGCCGCCGACCCCGGCTATCTCGCCAATCTGATGGCCCAGCCGACGGTGGAGCGGGAGCGGCTTCTGCTCGGCAATTGGAAGGTGCGTCCGGCGGCGGGGCTCTATTTCCAGCGCGGTTGGTGCAAGCTGGTCGATGCGGCGCCGGCGGAGCTGGATGTGGTGCGCGGGTGGGATTTGGCGGCGACGCCCAAGACCGAACGCAACGACCCGGACTGGACGTGTGGCGTGAAGATCGGCCGCGACCGGCGCACAGGCCGCTTCATCGTGCTGCACCATGTGCGTACCCGCGATACGCCGGCGCGAGTCCAGGCTCTGATCAAGAACACCGCCAGCCAGGACGGCCCGTCCGTGGAGATCAGCCTGCCGCAAGACCCCGGCCAGGCCGGTAAGGCCCAGATCGCCGCCCTGACCCTGGCGCTCGAAGGCTTTGTGGCGCGGGGCACGCCGGAGACGGGAGATAAGCTGACCCGCTTTGGCCCCTTCTCGGCCCAGGCCCAGGCCGGCAATGTGGATGTGCTGCGCGGCCTTTGGAACGAGGACTGGTTCACCGCCCTGGAGGGCTTTCCCGCCGCCGCCCATGACGACGACGCCGACGCGACCTCGCGGGCCTTCAACGCCTTCCTGCATCGCCTGAACAGCCAGGGCCTGCTCGATCTTGTCCGCCGTCAGACTGCTGGCGACGCCCCCACCTTGGCGCCTGGGTCGCTGGAGTGGCAGCAGACGCAGGGCGGGGGGTGAGTATCCCTTCCCCCTTGATGGGGAAGGGGCAGGGGATGGGGGTGCTTGCGCCGACGCCGACGCGCGTAGCCTCCGGCGGCGACGCCTCCTTCGCCCTTCTCCTCACGGGCTGTGGATAGACCCCCATCCCAACCCTTCCCCCATAAGAGGGGGAAGGGCTCCGTCCTTTGCCTCAGGAGCCGTCTCCCATGCCCCCACCCGGCGGTTTCCGCACGTCTTTGAGCTTCAATGTGCAAGGCCCGCTGGGCCAGGCGGCGTTTCAGCCGAGCGGGGGTGTGTTCTCGCCGGGCCTGCCGCTCCAGCCCATGGAGGGCCAGCAGCCGACGCGGGCGTTCGACTTCGATGTCGGGATCAATACGGTCGTCACCCCCCGCTCGGGGTTCGCCGATATCCACTCATTCGCAAGCCTCCGGGCGTCGGCCAATGTCGAGCCGGTGCGATTGGCGATTGAGACCTGCAAGGACCAGATCGAGCGGCTGGACTGGCGGATCAAGCCCATCGACAGCCAGGCGGCTAAGGCCGATCCAGGGCAAGTCGCCGCGCTAAACCGGTTCTTCCGCAAGCCTGACGGCGTCACTCCCTTCGCCACCTGGCTGCGTTCAGCTTTGGAAGATCTGCTGGTGATTGATGCGCCCGCCTTTGAGCGGCGGCGGGATAGGGCTGGGCGGTTGATCGGTCTGGACGTCGTGCCGGGCGACACCTTCAAGCTCCTGGTCGACGAGACCGGCCGCCGGCCGCGGCCGCCCCTGCCAGCCTATCAACAGATCATCAAGGGCGTGGTCTGGAACGATCTCACGACCGACGATCTGATCTACGCCCCGCGCAATCCCCGTCCTAACCACCTCTATGGGTTCAGCCCGGTCGAGCAGATCCTGGTCACGCTCAACATGGTGATGCGCCGCCAAGGTGTGCAGCTCGCCTACTTCACGGAGAACAATACCCCCGCCGGTCTCCTGAATGTGCCGCCCGGCTGGGGCGCCGACGCGATCAAGACCATGCAGGACGCCTGGGACGCCCGCGCCGAGGGCGATCTGCCCTATCGCAACAAGGTGCAGTGGGTGCCCGACGGCACGCGCTATCAGCCGTTCAAGGAGGCGCCCCTGAAGGACGAGTTCGACGAATGGCTCTACCGCATCGTCTGTTTCGCCTTCTCCCTGCCGCCCAGCGCCTTCGTCAAACAGATGAACCGCTCCACCGCCGCCGAGGCCGCCGACACCGGCAAGGAGGAGGGGATCCAAAGCCGCAAGCTGTGGTGGAAACGCCTGGCCGACCAGATCATCCAGGACGATTTCGGCGCGACCGACCTGGAATGGGGCTGGTGCGACGACGTCGAGATCGATCCCCTGAAACAGGCCCAGATCGATGAGATCAACCTTAAGAACGGGACCACCTTCATCAACGAGGTCCGCGACGCGCGCGGCCTGGAGGGCGTGACCGGCGGCGAGCAGCCGCTGATCTATCTGCCCACAGGCGTTCAGGTGCTGAGCCGGGCGGTGCAGGCGTCGCTGGCCCCGCAACCTCTCTCTCCTTCCGCGTCAGCGGGGGGAGGGGACCGCGGAGCGGTGAGGGGGGCGTAGCGCTGCCTTAGCCGAAAAACTGGATCAAGCGCCACCGTCGGCGCCATGCCCCCTCCACCACGCTACGCGCGGTCCCCCTCCCCCGCTTCGCAAGGGAGGAGAGGCTCACCCATCCCCTCGTCACAGGAGCGCCCGCCTGATGCGGCTATTTGCAGATCTGTCCAAGGTCGAGGAGCAGGACGACGGCTCCTTGAAGGTATTCGGCGTCGCCTCCAGCGGCGCGCGGGATGAGGCCGGCGAGATCGTTTCGCCCGAGGCCATGAAGGCGGCGCTGCCGGGGTATCTGGCCTTTGGCGCCATCCGCGAGATGCACCAGCCGAGGGCTGCGGGCACGGCGCTGGAGGTCAATGTCGACGACGACGGCTTCACCCGCCTGACCGCCCACATCGTCGATCCCGTCGCCGTCGCCAAGGTGAAGGCCGGTGTCTACAAGGGCCTGTCGATTGGCGGCAAGGTGCTGCAGCGCGATCCCAAAGACCCCTCCACCATCACCGCCCTGAAGCTGATGGAGATCAGCCTGGTCGACCGCCCCTGCAACCCAGAGGCCTCGATCAACATGTGGAAGGCCGATGGCGGGTTCGAGTCTGACGATCATGAACTCGAGACGTCAGATGGGGTGCGGGCGGCGGAGATCGCAGAGGCCTCCAAGGCGCTCTTCACCACCTTGGCCACGGCGCGGGACGACATTCCAGTGCAAAAGATCGGCCGCCGCAACTCCGCCAAAGACCAGGCCGCTATCCAGGTCAGTCACGACCAGATGGTGGGCTTGGGAGCGCGGTGCGATCCGGAGAATTGCGATTTCGACGACGATGACGAGGAGGAGAGCGACGCGGCGTCTGACGCCGTTGACCCGCCAGAGAACCAGAAGAGCGCCGCAATCGCCGACTTAACCAAGGCGTGGACTGAGCTTTCTGCTGAAAAGGATGCACTGAAGGCCACGCTCGATAGCGTCGGACCGCAGCTCCAAGCCTTACGCACCGAGATCGACCTCCTGAAGGCCCAACCCCTGCCACCCAAGACTGCGGGCTCGCTTCACGCCGTCGTCGACAAGGCGGCCGACGCGCGGGGCGTTCAATCCGAGGCGCTGGCCGACCTCAGCCTGGAGGCGGTGCAAAAGGTTCTGGACGCCATGCCGCCCCAGGCTCGCGCCGACCTCCTGATGAAGGCCGCCATGGCGCGGCCGATCCCGATTAGGGCTTAGGACGCATGCCGTGACGCGTAAAACTTCAGCTTCGAGACGCATCGCGTCGCGTCGCGCCTCAGCATGACGAAGTCATTGTAATTCAATATTACTCATCATTTCGCTGCGCCCCAGAAAAGCGGCGTCTCAAGCACGCACAGCGCGCCCCGCCACCCTATCCCCGTTCCCCCCACACCCGCCCGAGCCGCTTGCGACCGCGTGGGTTTCTCCATGCCTGAAAGGCGCACACCCACCATGACTCAAACCACCTCCGCCGACATCCATAAGATGTTCGTGCAAGCCCACGCCAATCCCAGCGAAGACATCGCCCGATCGGTCCTGATCAACGCCGGCGTCGATCCAGGGGCGCTGGAGAAGACGATTTCCACAGCCACCGGCCTCGTCGCCTATGATCTGCAGGCGCCGGCCAAGAACCTCTATCCAGTCAATACGCCGATCCGAAATACGCTACCGCGGATCGGCGGGGGCACGGGCACGGCGACCAACTGGCGCCAGGTCAACGCCATTATCGGCTCTGGCTATGACGCCTCGGGCTGGGTGCCCGAAGGCCAGCGAGCGGGCGCGATGAGCTATAGCACCTCGACCAAGGCCGCCAGCTTCTGCACCCTCGGTGAAGAAGACGCGGCGACTTATGAAGCCATCAGCGCCGCGCAGGGCTTCGAAGACGTCAGCTCTTCGATGTCGACGCGCCTGTTGCAGAAGTTGATGCTGAAGGAGGAGCTGGCGCTTCTCGGCGGCAACACCTCGCTCCAGCTCGGCACGCCCGCGGCGCCGACGGTGATCGCGAGCGCTGTTTCGGGCGTCACCGGAACCCTGCCGGCGGCCACCTATTCGGTGATCGTCGTCGCCCTGACGCTGGAAGGAATGAAGAACGCCTCGCTCAGCTCCGGCGTCGCGACAGCCAAGACCATCACGGGCCAGGACGGCAAGACCTTCACCCTCAATGGCGGCTCGTCCAACAAGTCGGTCAGCGGCTCGGTTCCTTTGAGCCTGGGCCAGGTGCTGCAGGCCAGCGTCCCTCCGATCAACGGCGCGCTCGGCTATGCCTGGTACGTCGGCGCGGTCGGCGCCGAGACGCTGCAGGCGATCACAACGATCAACTCCATCGCGCTGTCGGCGCCGCTGTCGACCGGCAACCAGGCGGCCACGGCCATCACCGCCGACTGTTCGACCAACGCCACCGCCTTTGACGGGCTTTTGACCTGGGCCTTCAAGTCCGGCGGCTATCAGAACACGCTGGCCACTGGCGCGCCGGGCGTCGGCACGACCCTGACCGCGTCGGGTAAGGGCACGGTGAACGAGATCGACGCCATGCTGGAAGGCATGTGGGACGCCTATCAGGTGTCGCCTGACGTTCTCTACGTCAACAGCCGGCAACTCCGCGACATCACCACCAAGGCGCTGTCCAGCGGCACGGCGCCCCTGTTGTCGATCCGCCAGGACGCCGACGCGCCCGGCTATCAGCTCACCGCCGGCGGCAATATCGGCTGGTATTTCAATCCCTTCACCATGGATGGAGGCCAGCGTATCCCGATCCGGCTGCACCCCAACGTGCCGGCCGGCACGATCCTGGGGTGGGCCTCCAACCTGCCGGCCCAGTACATGAGCAACAACGTGCCCTATGTGGCGTCCGTCAAAACCCGTCAGGACTACTACGCCATCGACTGGCCGATCACGACGCGCCAGCGCCAGCGCGGCGTCTATGCGGAAGAAGTCCTGGCCGTCTACGCCCCCTTCGCCATGGGCATCATCAGCAACATCGCGCCGGGCTGAGGCTCAGCGCCGCTAAGATCGAGGGGCGGTCGATGCGCCGCCCCTCATTGTCTTCTGATGAGGTGAGGCATGACCAATATCAATCGCAAGATGGTGCGTCTGTATGCCAGCGAGGGCCAGGACGAGGCCAATTACGGAACCGAACGGTTCCGCGTCCATGAGGACCACACCATCGACGTGCCAAGCGAGGCGGTAGACAGCCTGGTCCGCGTGGGCGGGTTCGAGCGGATTGCTGAGGCCACTCCGGTTCCTCAGGGCCACATCGCCTTGGCCCATCCTCAAGGTATCGGGTGTTCCTGGGGTGGAACGGCTTATCCCGCGGATGCGGAAGGCCTCGTCATCGTTCCCGTCGCCGCGGCGGCGGACCTGTTGGCCCACGGCTTCAAGCCGGTCGAAGAGCTTGAGGAGAAAACCCATGGCTGCGGGTGATCTCTGTCAACTCGCCGACGTCCAGGCCTGGCTGCCCAGCGCCCCGACCGCCTCGCCCGGCGTCGATCTGATCGCGCAACTGATCACGGCGGCGTCGCGCGCCATCTGCGCCTACTGCGGCCGCGGCCAGTTCACGCTTCAGAGCTATACCGACACCTATGACGGCGCTGCTAAGACCTGGATGCTACTGCGCCAATGGCCGGTCCTGTCGGTGACCGCGATCGCCCTGACCCAGGGCGGCGTCACAACGACCCTCACCGATCCGACCACGTTTCAGCTCGAAGCCCCGATCCCGGCCGGCGGCGCTCAGCGCCTGACGCTCGTCTCGTCGCACCTCTATTTTCCGCGAGGACGGGGTAACGTGCAGATCACCTACGAGGCGGGCTATTCCACCGTGCCGGCCGACGTCGCTCAGGCCTGTATCGAGGCGGTGGGCGAGGCCTATCAGCGGCGCAATAGGATCGGCCAAACCTCGGTCTCCAGCCAGGGCCAGACCACGGTCGCCTTTAGTCAGAGCGACCTGAACGCGGCGGCCAAGGCCATGCTGGAGCCCTATATCCGCCGTCTCCCTCTGTAGCCGCCGATGGCTGCTTTCAAGCTCATCGGCGCTGACGAGGTTCTGGATCGTTTCAATAGCCTGGGCGCCGATGTTCAGGCCTGTCTCGTCGTCACCAGCCAGAGTCTGGCGGCAAGTCTTCAGGCGCATATCCAGCAAGATAAGCTCTCCGGCCAGGTGCTGAACCGGCTATCGGGCGACCTCGCCGCGTCCATCGCGGCGACGGTGGAGATCGGCGACGGGGTCGTGACCGCCCAGGTCTTCTCGGCCAATCCGCCGCCCTATGCCGCTACCTTGGAGTTTGGCGGCGTGATCCCGGCCCGCGACGTCAGGCCTGTCTCGGCTGAGGCTCTGTCGTTCATGATCGACGGTCGGCGGGTGTTCGCCAAGGTCGCGCACATTCCTGACGTGACGCTGCCGGCCCATTCGTACCTGCGCGCTTCGCTGCAAGACATGGCGGCTGAGATCACGACGGAGTTGCAACAGGCCGTCGCCCGCGCCCTGAAAGGCGAAACCGCATGACCCGTGAGCCGATCTTCGCCGCCCTGTTCGCGCTCGGCCAAACCATCGCGTGGACGGACCCGGGAACTCAGGACCTCGCAGGCTTCGGCTATAGCAACCGGCGTATCCAGACGTCGGATCAGATCCCGGCGGAGCTGACGCCGGCTCTGCTTCAGGGCGTCGGGCCTGAGGAGTTCAGGGTTACGCCCGGACTGCCGCCCAAGCGCATCCTGACCGCCAACTGGCTGATCTATTATAAACCTCATCGAACACCCCAGACGACCGACCCTCTGACCAACGCAATCATGGATGGGGTCGAGGCGGCCTTCTTACCCGACAGCCTGAACGGAACCCTCACCCTGGGCGGCCTGGTCGCCCATGCCTGGATTGAAGGCGAGGTGTTCAAGGCGGCGGGCGATCTGAACGATCAGGCCATGATCGTGGTCCCGATCAAACTCCTTATCCCCTAGCTCAAAGGAAGCGAAAGCCCCATGGCTCATCAGTTCAATTTCGGCACGGGCAACATCTACGCCTTACCCATAGGGGGCGGCGCGCCCGTGCCGTTCGGCTCGGTCAACGGCGCCTCGATCGATTTCGATGGCGACATCAAGATGCTCTACGGCTCCAACCAGTATCCAGACGATGTTGCGGTCGGAAAGCGCAAGATCACCGGCAAGGTGACCTTTGGCCGGCTGGATCTCGCCGTGGCCAATCAGGTCTTTTTCGGCCAGACGGTGGCGATGGGCCAGATCGTCGGGGTGCTGGCGGAGGCTGGGACGATCGCTGCGGCCGCGCCCTACAGTTACGACGCCGCCAACGGCGCGACCTTTTCCACCGACCTTGGCGTTCGCTACGCCTCAAGCGGAGTCCAGCTTGGGCAGGTCCCGGCCACACCCGCGGTCGGCCAATATGCCGTGAGCGCGTCTGGCGTCTACACCTTCGCGCCGGGCGACGCCGGGAAGGCGGTTTATGTGGACTACACCTATACCTCCAATACGGCTGGCTACACGCTCAGCGGCGTCAACCAAACCATGGGACTTTTGCCCACCTTCCAGCTTGATCTGGTGAACCTGACCAAGGGCAAGTCTCTCACCATGACGCTCTATGCCTGCGTCGCCAACAAGTTCTCCCTGCCATTCAAGCAGGAGGACTATATGGAGCAGGAGGTGGATTTCTCCGCCTTCGCCAACGGCGGCGGCCAGGTCTTCACCTGGAGCGTCACCGGTGGCTAGGCTCACCATCGGCGGCGCCGTCTACGATCTGCGCCCGTTCAAGTTTCGCGAGCTGCGCCAGGCGGCGCCAGCCATCGATCGCATCGCGGCCCGTGCGCGGGAGGGGGCTGGCGGGTTGGCGGCCATGACCGAAGGGGTGAGCGATCTTCTGGAGGTGCTGGCGATCGGGCTGGAGGACAGATCGGCCGAGGACCTCGCCGCCGACCTCGCCATGACCGAAGTCGCCGGAGTCCAGGCGGCGTTCGTAAGCCTTCTGGCCGAGTCAGGGCTCAAGCCTGTGGGGGAGCCCGCGCCGGCGCCGGCCACGTCTCCGGCGCCGGCCGATCCCAATCCCGCCGCCCCCTCGCCGAGCAGATCGACGACATCCTCGCCGAACTCGTCGGCGCCGGCTGCGGCGACTGGGACCGGCTAGACGAGACCTGGGACCTGAACCGCTACGCCGCCATGCAACGCCACTGGCGCAGCGTCGCGCCGCCCCCGAACGTGACCCTGGCCGCCTTCGTCGGCTTCAAGCCCAGGAAGACCGTTCAGCAGACCGCCGACGCGTTCGACATCGACGCCTTCTTGCAAGTCGCGACGATGTTTCAGGGCTAGTTGGCCGCCGCGGTGACGGGCGCGGCTCTGACTCCCTTCCCCATATGAGGGGGAAGGGAGGCTAGAAAGCTGACCGTGTCTAATCACGAAGTTCAGCTCCACGAAACTTGAGAGGCTCTTATGGCTGACGATTCAGAACTGAGTGTCAGCTTCACCGCCGACACATCTGGCCTGGAGGCCGGCGCCGAAGCGGCGGCTGGGTTGATCGATAGCTTCAGCGCCCACGTCGCCGATGTCGCCCCGCTGGCGGATCAGCTCGCCTCAATCGCTGCGATGACCGCAGCGTTTCACACCCAGGTGGCCGCGAGCTCCGCAGCGGCGAACCAGAAGGTCGCAGCCGGCGCTAAAAACGCGGCCGACCAATACGCCCAGGTGTGGAAAAAAACCGTCTCAAGCGTCGTCGATACCTTCGGCGACGGTCTGCTTGCCATGGCGCGGGGGACCGAGAGTTTTCACGCCGTCGGTCTGAAGGTGGCGGAGGCGGTGGAGGACGTCTTCGTCAAGGCGATTGAACACACCGTGGTCTCCCATGTTCTGGGCGAAACCACCAAAGCGGCGGCGACCACGGCGGGGCAGGCGACCCAGACGGCGGCCACCTCGGCCGGCGTCGCACAGCGCACAGCGGCGGAACAGGCGGGCCAGGCGGAGAGCCTGGCGGCGGACCTGAGCGCGACCTTGAAGAAGATCACCAACGCGGCGGCAGCCGCGGCGGCTTCGGCCTACCACGCCTTCGCCGATGTGCCCCTGGTCGGCCCGGCCCTGGGCGCGGCGGCCGCGGCGGCGACCTTTGTGGCGGTCGAGAGCTTCGGCGCCCTCGCCAGCGCCTCAGGCGGCTACGACATCGGGGATGAGAACCCGCTCGTTCAGGCGCACGCCAGGGAAATGATCCTGCCGGCGTCGATCGCCGAGCCCTTGCGCGGCATGATCGCGGCGGGCGGCGCGGTCGGGGCGGGGGGCTCTAGCGGCCTCGGCGCTGCGGGCTCGGGCGGCGCAACCCACCACTGGAACATCCAGGCGCTCGACAGCCGCAGCTTCGCGCGCACCCTCAATACCTCAGCAGGTCGAACCGCAGTGCGCCGCGCCGCTGCGGCGCATTTGAGAGGGTAGCGAAAGGCATCCTTGATGCGCTCAAGCACTGCGGCCCGAGCGCACTCCTCAGTCCGACAGCGACGGAATCAAGCTCAAATAATAGGTAATCGCCGGCTGCAAATTCGCGATCGGCGCCCGTTCGTTCAGGCCGTGGCTGAAGTTATCGGACGACTTCATGAACATGGGGCCCGCGCCATAGCTCGGCACGCCGCGATAGCGGAACCACATGCTGTCGCTGGCGCCAGACGCCATATCGGGGAATATGGGCACGCCGGGATAGGCTTTCCCTAAGGCCTTATCGACCGCGGCGATGAAGTCGGGCCGCATCGGCGAGGCGGCGGTGGCGACCGATCCCTCGGTCACGTCTTTAAAGCTGACGGCGGGTTCGGCGGCGACGCGCTGGAGCTCCGCCATGATGGCGGCGCGGGTGTGGCCGGGAAAGATGCGGCAGTTGATATTGGCCGAGGCGTGCTGGGGCAGGGCGTTCAGCGCGTGGCCGCCGTTGATCATGGTGACGACGCAGGTGGTGCCGATCTCGCCGACCACGGCCGGATCGGCTGTGATGGTCGCGATGGCTGCGGCGTCGGTTGGGTCGGCGACGAAGGCCTTTAGCGCCGCGCCGATCTTGGGGTCTTCATACTTGGCCGCCTGGGCGAGCGAGACGCGGGTCAGGTCGCTCAGCTCAGGCTTGAACTGATAGTTGTGGATGCGCAGCAGGGCCGCGGCCAGCTGGTCGATGGCGTTGATCTGGCGGGGTTCCGAGGAGTGGCCGCCGGGATTTGAGACGCTCAGCTCAAAGTCCGCATAGGTCTTTTCCGCGCCCTGCCAGGTGAAGAACAGCGGTTTGCCGGTGGTTTCGTCGAGCACGCCGCCGCCGCCGTCGATGTTGAGCACCAGATCCGCGTTGCTGAGCTTGTCGGCGATGATGGCGCTGCTTTTCATCGTCGTCTCTTCGTCGCCGGAGAACTCGATGATGATGTCGCGCCGCGGCCGATAGCCTTCTCGCTTCAGCTCGATCAGGGCGGCGATGGCGAGCGTGCCGTCGAATTTCATGTCGCTGGCGCCGCGGCCGAACAGATAGCCGTTTTCGACCACCGCGGTGAACGGATCACGCACCCAGTCCGAGGGCTTGGCTTCGACCACATCCATATGGCCGGAAATGACCAGGGGCTTCAGCGAGGCGTCAGACCCGCGCCAACGCGCGATCAAATAGGCGGTGTCGTCCATTGGCGTGATCGTGACGTCGCCGGGGGAAAAGCCGCCCGCCACCAGAGCATTCCTGTAAAGCTCCGCGACTTGGGGCGTCTGGTTGCCCGGCCCTTGAACCGATCTGAACGCGATCGCCTTTTTCGCGAGATCGAGCGCCTGGGCCTGAGCTTCGGTGTAGGTCGGCGCAGCGGCTTTAGCGCTGCGGACGGCTGCGCCCAATATTATACCGCTCAGCACCAGGCTGGCCGTGACCAAGCGTGTCGTCGCGATCTTCATGCGCTTTCGCATCCCTAAAATATTTAACCCTGGGTATCGCCTTTCCTTAGGCCTGAAAAGCGAAACACGGCGGGGATGGAGGGCTGGCTGTGCGCATGTCGTGATCTTAGGCGAGACCACAAAAGTCTCGGTTCAATCCGCCTTTAAGGCGGCGAGTTCATTTCCGCTCGGATCACGGAAGTGGAAACGCCGGCCGCCGGGAAAGGCGAAGACGGGCTTGGTGATGACGCCGCCCGCCCTGCCGACGGCGTCGAGCGCAGCCTCGAGATCATCGACGGCGATGACCGCCAGCGGCGCCGTCGTCGCTTCGCTGGTGTCAGCCTGGAGGCCCAGATCGACATCGCCGGTCATGGTGCAGCTGTAGCTCGGCCCAAAATCGGTAAAGTTGAGATCGAAGGCGGCTGCGTAGAAGGACCGGGTCGACGCCAGATCGGAAACCGGCAATTCGACGAAGCAAATACGAGACATTACGATTTTCCTTTAGACGCCACTTTCGTGCTGAAGCCCGGCGGCGTCAATAGACTTGAGTCTGTCCCCCGAATCTCTTAGTCTTTGTCTTAGCGGTTGATTTTGCGTTCGAAGGTCTTTGCGCCTCGCGCCGCCGCCCAATCCTCGTCTTAAATATCCGCCCGGCCGCACGCCGGGTTTTGCGCGTGGAGAGACGCCATGATTATCTTTCCCACGCTGACCGGTATGTCCTTCACCGTGAACAAGGGGCCAAGCTTCAACACCTTGACGAAGCAGGCCGCCTCCGGCCGCCAGGTGCGGGTCAGCCTGCAATCCGCGCCGATCTGGAAGTTCAAGCTGGCGTTTGAGTATCTGCGCGATCGGGCGGCGGCGACGTCGGATGTGCAGAACCTCTGGGCCTTCTTCAACACGGTGGGCGGCCAGTTCAAGCCGTTCTACTTTCTCGACCCTTACGAAAACGCAGTGCTGGACCACGGGATCGGGGTCGGGAACGGCTCGACAACCTCGTTCCAGCTGACCCGCACCGTCGGAGCCGGCACAGATTATCCCTGGATCGAGCCGGTCTATGGCGTCTTTGGCGCGCCCACCGTCTACGTCAACGGCGTTCCCACCGCGGCGACCCTTGGCGCCTATGGCGTGATCTCGTTTTCCACGCCGCCGGCCGCAGGCGCGGCCATCTCCTGGTCGGGGACCTTCATGTTCCTCTGCCATTTCACCCAGGACGATGTGCAGCCAAGCCAGATGGTGAAGGGCCTATGGAGCCTGGACGGGCTTGAGTTCGAGAGTCTCCTCCCATGAAGGCCGCCACCACAACCCTGATCAACTTCCTTGAGAACGCCACCACCTATGTGCGGGCCGACCTCTACACCTTCACCCTGAACAGCGGCGCGGTGCTGCGCTACACATCCGCCAACGCGCCGGTCACCACCACGATCACGGTCAACGGCGTCGCCCGCGGCCCCTACACCTGGAACGTCGGGCCGCCGATCAGCGACGAGGGCGTGCAGTCGTCCCGCGGCGTGAACGCGGCGTCGGTCGATATCACCATCAACGGCGGCACGGGCGTCTGGACCGTCAATGGCGAGGACATCCTCGACTTCATCGACGGTTTCGGTTTCGACGGCGCTTTGATACGTATCGATCGCGCCTGGGCCCCCGATTGGCCGACGATGTTCGGGAGCGGCCCAACTGGCGCGCACTGCCGCTTTTCCGGCCTCTTCACCGAAGCCAAGGAACTGGGCGAGACTCAGGCCGTGATCACGGTGCAAGATCCCCGGTCGGTTCTGCAAACCCAGTACCCGGCCGAGGTCTATTCCACCTCCTGCCTTAACGTGTTCGGCGACGCCAACTGCAGCGTGAACGTCGCCGCGCTCACCCAGAGCGGAACCGTGATCAACGCCTCAAGTCAGCTCGCCTTCAACACCAACCTGACGGTGGCGGACAATTACTTCACCCTGGGCGTGGTCACCTTCACCTCTGGCGAGAACGCCGGAGTCAAACGGTCGGTCAAATACAGCGCGGCAGCCGGCAATGGCGTCATGCTGACCGCGCCCCTCCCGGCTGAACCCGCGATCGGCGACACATTCACAATCTCTCCGGGCTGCTCGCTGGCGCTGTCGAGCACCAGCCCTCAGGGCTGTCAGCAGTGGCAGCCTTCGACCTGGCAGAACCGGTTCCGTGGTCAGCCGTTTGTGCCGGCGCCGACTACGGGGCTGCCGACGTGATCCGCCACGAAGCGGCCGATCGCGCCGCCATCGCCGCCGAAGCCCGCACCTGGCTTGGCACGCCCTATGCCCATGGCCAACGCCTCAAGGGCGTCGGCGCGGACTGCGCCGGCGTGCCGCTGGAGGTCTACGCCGCGGTGGGCTTGATCCCGCCGACTGATGTCGGGCCCTACAGCAACCAGTGGCACCTGCACCGGTCGCGGGAGCGGTATCTGGAGTGGGTGGAGCGGTTCGGCCGTGAGATCGCTAGGCCCCGGGCCGGGCAGGGCGATTTCCTGGTCTGGCGGTTTGGGCGCACCTATTCCCATGGCGGCATTCTGGTCGATGACAGGCACGTCGTGCATGCCTATGCGCGCGTCGGACGCGTCATCCTTGATAATAGCCTGACCCAGGCGGAGCTGAAGAACAGCCCAGTCAAGGCCTTTACGTTCTGGGGGATCACTGATGGGTCCCGATAACACCACCTCCACCACCAAATACGACGGCATCATTGTCCAGTCGTCCCTGCTCGGCATTTCCATCCCCAAGGGGTGGGGCACGAACAAGGTCGGCTGTAATCTCATGGATTATCTGGACTTCTCGGCGACCCAGACATCGAGCGGGAAGGGCGGGGCCAATCCGCAATACACCTATAAGGCCACCCTGGTGCTCGGCATCGTGCAGGGGCCCATCTCAGGCGTCCGCACCATCTATAAGGACCAGGCGATCTTCACCGCGACCCCCTCGGGGTCGAAGGAGGTCAACGGGACCACCATCACCATCTCAAGCAAGTCGCCGGAGCAGGCGGCCGGCATCACGGAGATTTTCACCGGCGAGATCGGCCAAGCGCCCTGGACCTATCTGACGACGGACTCGCCCACGCACGCGATCGGCTATTCCGGCATCTGTTACGCCGCGGCCTATCACTATCCGCTGGATACGTCTGCGACGCCGCCGAACCATAATTTCGAGGTGCAGTTCAATGTGCGCGCCACGATTGGCGGCGTGGTGCAGGATGACGCCAATCCGGCCGACATCATCGAAGACCTGCTGCCCGACGTCCCGCGCTGGCCGGCGAACGCGATTGGCGATCTCTCCACCTATTCCACCTACTGCCTCGCCCAGGGCCTGCTCTTAAGCCCCCTCGCCGATAACGGCCGGCAAGCGTCCGATCTCCTGACCGAGATCATGACCTGCACCAACTCGGACTTGGTGTGGTCTGATGGCCAGCTTCATGCTGTCCCCTACGGCGACACGACGATCACCAATAACGGCGTCACCTATACGCCCGACCTCACGCCGATCTATTCCCTGACCTGGGACGACATCATCCCGAGCAGCAAGGGCGAAGACCCGATCCAGTGGGATCAGACGCGGACGCTGGAGGCGTACAACTACGTCCAGGTCAACTTCCTTGATCGGACGCTGCAATACGCCACGAACACGGCCACGGCCGTGGATCAGGCCAACATCAACGAGTTCGGCCCGCGCCGCGCCAGTCCTCAGGAGTTTGACAGCGTCTGCCTGATGGCGACCGCCTCCACCATCGCCCAGCTGATGGTGCAGCGCTCCGCCAACCTGCGCCGCACGGCCCAGTTCACTGTCAGCGAGCTGTTCGGCCTGCTCGACCCTATGGATCTGATCACCGTCCCGCTTCGTGACGGCGGCGAGCGCTTGGTGCGGATCGTCGAGGCCAACGAGCAACAGGACGGCTCGATCCAGCTCCAGGTCGAGGAGATGCTGGTCGGCGCGGCCCATGCGGCCGAATACACCCGCCAGGATGCGCTGGGGATCGCGTCCAACTTCAACATCGATCCGGGCGATACCTATGCCCCGGCCATCATCAACCCGCCGGTCAGCCTTACCAGCGGGGCCAATGAAGTTTGGATCGCCGCGGCGGGCGGCCCGGACTGGGGCGGCTGTGTGGTCTGGGCGTCGTTCGACGGCGACACCTACGAGACGCAAGGCAAGATCACCCAGCCCGGCCGCTACGGCGTCACGACCACGGACTTCGCCGCCAGCACGGGCGCGTCAAACGCGGTCACCTATGCAGCGGCTGATGTCGTCTACCAATCCGGCGACGTCACCTATGGCACCTCGACCCTCGCCACGATTGGGACGGTGGACACCACCCAATCCTTGGGCGTCAGCCTGGTGGAGAGCGGCGGGACGCTGACCGCGGGAACCCAGGCCGACGCCGATGGCGAGGCGACGCTCTGCGCGGTCGGAACTGAGATCATCGCCTATAGCTCAGCGGTTCTCACCGCCGCCAACACCTACACCCTTGGAACCTACATACGGCGGGGCCTGGAGGGGACCACCGTCGCCGATCAGCCCTCTGGCTCGCTGTTCATGCGGCTGGATAACTCCGTCGCGGCTGTGCCCTACACCCAGGGCCAGATCGGCAAGACGGTCTATATCAAGCTCCAGTCCTTCAATCTCTATGGTGGGGCCTATCAGGATCTCGATCTGTGTACGGCCTATGAGTTCACCGCCGAACTCAATGGCGCTCAGGTCGGCGACATCACCTGGACCGCGATCAGCGGCATCCCGTCGCTCCTCACCTCTTACGTCGATAGCAACGGCACGGCGGTCAACACCGCCAATGTCGGCACGGCGACGGCGGCCACGATCGAGGCCATTCCCGCCCAGGTGCAGGCCGCTGTCACCGATATCGAGACCAACGCCACCAATATCGCCACCGCCATCCTGCAAGGGACTGCGCTCCAGGCCTACACCAACGCCGTCACCTCCCTGAACGGCCAGCCGATCGGCGTGGTGCTGCAAACTGGCCAGGCGAGCCAAGCCACCGCCAACGCCAGCTATGAGTCCAACTTCACGCTTCTGGGCGCCAAGAACGCGGCGGGCACGGCCTGGGTGTTCGACGGCTCGACCACCTATGTGGACGGGACCACCACGCTCGCCGACCACCTGACCTATGTGGAGTCGGTCCTTGGCGACGGCTCCATCTCCATCGCCTCGATCCAGGAGCAGACGACGGCGCTGGGCGGCAAGATCACCCTGTCGGTCAACGCCAATCACCAGATCGAAGGCCTTGAACTCGGGGTGGACGGGAGCACCTCCTACTTCACCATCGTGTCCTCGACCTTTCAGTTGGTCGATGTCTCATCGGGCCAGACCCTTATCCCACTCAGCTACGCCGACGGCAGTTGGGTGTTCAATTCCAACGTCACGATCAACGGCAGCCTGATCGTCTCGGGCAGCGTGGGAACCAGCCAGATCGCCTCGGGCTCGATCACCAACACCACCTATAGCGAAAACACCTCCGCCACGGCCCTGGGCGCGGTGAACGGTACGCCGGTTCAGATCGGGTCTCTGACCCTGACCGACTTCTCCGGCACGCCGGTTACGGTCGATGTGATGTGCACCTTCGTCAACGCCGACAGCAACCACGACCAGAACCTGTCGATCGTGCTCTATCGCGATGGGACCCAGGTGGGAGAGCCCTTCTACTGCTTCGCCCGCCAGAACTCCGCGGGCTTCAGCGGCGGCGCGCCGATCAGCCAACCCGCGTCGTTCTTTGATGCCGGCGCTTCGGCCGGCGCCCACACCTGGTCGGTGACCGCCCAAGTCACGGGCGGTACGTCGAACCAGACCAGCGCCACGCTCTGCCGGATCATCCTGCAAGACCTGAAGACGGAGGCCTGATGAGCCCTCAAATAGCGCAAAGCGCGGTAGGGCAGGGAACGATATCCCGACGACTGCACGCTGCTATTTTCACGAGCACGGACCCGGCCGCGCGTACTACGCTGCTGGTCGCCGGGACGCTGGCCGATGTTCAGGCTAACACGCCGGCTGGCGGCTGCTGGCGGCAGGTCCCGGCGGGGGTGCATCGCGCGGCCGATGTGCCGGCGCTGGGGACGTTGCCGACGCCCGTGATTGTGGCGGCGGTCGCTGCGCCGTCCAAATCGGAAGCTGCCACATGACGGAGATCAAGCTCTATGCCAAGCGCGGCGACTGCTATTTCCCGCTCGTGACGCTGGACCTTGCGAAGCTTCGGGACAAGGGCTTCGACGATCAATTCATGCTCGAATACTTCGGGCAGATAAGCAAATTATATGTCGCGCCGCCGGGAACGACAGACTCGACGCCGCACGTGGAAATTCCCTTACAGCCCTTGAATGAGACGACCGGCGGAAAGCCAGACCTGACGATACGCACAGAGGTCGAAAAAGTTACGGTCTTCTTCGCAACCGGGCACTCAAAAGTCTGATCTATCATTTAGCTCGCTTCTCCTCTTATTCCGTTTTCCCCGGACTTGTTCCGGGGACCCATGGCGCGACACCCGAAGCCGGCCACATGGCTCTCAAGCCTCGCGCCCTACACCCAGACGCATGCGCGCGGCGCGCGCAACATCCGATAGCTATTCGATAGCTCAAACGTCGCGCCATGGACCCCCGGAACAAATCCGGGGGCAGCGGTGAGAGAGGGGCAGGCGCCCCGCTTATGACCTTTGCGCGGGGAAAAACTGCATGACCATCGCCACCCCCGCCAGCCCTAACCTGCTCGACGATGGCGCATCCGCCTTCGCGCCCACGGGCGGCGGTGTGCAAACCGGCTATGGCGAGGTGGCCGGTTCGGCTGCCAAATACGACACCGGCTCGCCTGCCGCCGCCTGGAATGGCGTGGCCGTGCTGAACGTCACCGCGATCTCGACCGCGGGCGGGACTGAGGCCTATATCCTGGCGCTCGACCTCTCCAACGATCCGGCCTTTGGGACCTACGTCACCCCGGCCTCCGCAAACCCCCTGACGGTCGGCCAGGTCGTGCTGCCCGTCTTCAACGTCTACAACCAGGTCGCTTATCGCTACATCCGCCTGCGTAAAATCTTGAGCGGGACGGCCCCGTCGATCACCGTCCAGGCTTTCGTGCTGCCGCTTTCGGCGCTGGCGAGCCTGACCCAGGGCGAGCTGACGCAGCTTTTGGCGGTCTATGCGGGCGACTGGCAGGCGGCGGTCTCCAATTTCCAGGCCTGGATGAGCGGATCGGCCACCGGCGGCCCCAACGCCAATGGCCAGTATCCCTTGTCGGATGGCGCGGGCGGGACGGTGTTGGCGGATTGTCCGGCCGCCTTGGCGGTGATGGCGACGTCCCTCGTCAGCGTTGGGCTCTTTACGGCGCTGGGCGCGACCACCGTGCCCGCCAACGTCAACCTGATCTCCACCAGCGGGTATAACGCCACAGGCGTCGGCGCGGCCACCTATGTCGCCACCACCGCGACCGGTTTAACGGCGAGCCTTACAACCGCCCAGACCGCCAACGGCCGCTGGTTCACGCTCTGCGAAGACGAGATTAGCCCGGAGATGTTTGGCGCGATTGGCGACGGCGGCTCCCACCCCGCCAGCGGCCTTTACGCCTCCCTGGCGGCGCTCCAGGCCCTCTACCCCTTCGCTGTGAGCTTAACCCAGGAGATGGATTGGCTGGCTTGGCAGGCGGCCCTGAACCACGGCGGCTTCATCGTTGCGCCCACCCGCACCTACAAGATGTGCAACAGCAACCCGGCCTCAATGACGCCCCTGACCGTGGTGGCGGGGCGATCCTGGGCGCGCTGCGCCTCCGCCACCTTCGACTGGTCGGCCATGGTTGCTCAGGCGGCCACCACCCACGAGGTCGCCAACTATAACTTCGCTAGCGCCGCGGGCTGGACCAACGCCACCCAGTACGCCGCGGACAAGATCATCAACGCCACCTTCACCGGCGGGGCGGCCACCTGCACTGATATAGGTAGCCCGACGCAGTCGACCTTCTACCAGTTTGGCTACCAGGTGACGCTCGCGCCTGGCCAGTATGTGGCGAGCATGACCAGCACATCCACGCTTGGATCATCCTACACCAACGGCAACACCCAGCCGGCCTTTGGCAATATCAACCTGTTTTCGGCCGCGCCTGGCACCGGGGAACTCTATGGCGGGGCGAACCTCAATAACCTCTATGAGCTGCCCTCCGGCGCGTCCGTCACCCAGACCATCTCGTTTGATTTTGAGCTGACGCAAACCATCACGGCCTGGCTCACCTTCACCGGCTATGGTTACCTGAACATCTCGATCACGAACTTCGACATCCAGCCCTATTTCGCCAACGCCGCCATCGTCGCCACACGCGATGGGGCGGTGGAGCACTATCCGATCGTCCAGCCCCTGGTGGGAATGCAGATGATCGGCCCAGGTTCGTCGAGCGGTGTGACGGGCATCCTCTACAAGTCGTTCTCCAACTTGGACGGCAATCTGGTCAGCTTCGACAAGACCACGGTCTCAAGTTTTGGAATAGGGCTTCGGCTGGAGGATGGGGCCTATCTGACCGAGTTCTTCGACTTCAACACCATCGGCTGTGGCACGGGCGTCTACTACGTGGGCGGCCAAAACTCATTCGAGAACTTTCGCTTCTACGGCGGCGGTTTCACCAATGGCGGGATCGGCATCGCCAACCCGGCGGGGGGCGAGTTTACCCTCTATAGCTCGGCGATCGACTACAATACCCAGGCCATCGTGCAGAACAGCGGCCGGATCGAGCTGCACGGCGTCCATGCCGAGATGAACATGCCGGTCGCGGCCGGCTCTCCTCTCTTCCAGTGCATCAACGGCGGCCGGATTAGCTGGTTCGGCGGCATGTTTCTCGGGGCCGGCACGGTGGGCCAAGCGCCCTCGCCACCGTTCGATATGGTCAGCGCCTACTCGACCATGGCCTTCTTTGGCACCGAGCTCTACAACCTTTACTCCGCCAACTTTGGTCCTGCATGCAGCGGCGCGGGCGTGATTCACACCTATGGTGTTCGCTGGGCCGGCAATCCGAACATCGGACAGATCAGCACGGCGATCGCCATGGATCTCTTGGGCGGGGCTGGCAGCTTTGAGCCAGGCGGAAACCCCGCCGCGGGCGCCGATCAGACGGGCATCAACCTGATTGGCGGCATCTGGCCCCAGAGCGGGACCGTGACCGGCCCCTGGACCAATACCGACATGCCGGCCACGATCAGCACGGCCTACGCCCATTCGGGTACGCGGTCCCTGTCCTTCGCCAAGAGCCGCGGCAACAGCATCAATGACGAGTTCATGATCCTGTTCCCGGTGAAGGAGGGACAGTTCGTGCTCCCGAGCTTCTGGTATCTGGCACCCGAAGCCGTACCAACGGACCTGATCGGATCAGCCACGGGCGACCTCTATGTGCGGATGTATTGGGTGCAGGTGATCGGGTCCGACGCCTATAGCCGCCCCATCCTGAACAGCGTCGCCGTTGAGATGCGCGGCGAGCACGACATCGCCCTGAACCTGGCCGGCTCGACCGTCTGGGCTCAGTGGTCCTACCCCACGCCCTACAACACCGACTCCACCAACGCCGCGGCCAGCGTATCCCCCGGCGCACCCGTCTGGGCGACCCACTTCATGCTGCTGTTCGACACACAATCTTTGCCGGCGATGACGTTTTATCTCGACGACATCGTGGCGAATGCGTTTTGAGCGGGAAGCTAGCTCCCGCGCTCCATCGCCGCGCGAAGGGTCGCGTTGATCCGCGTTTGCCAGCCCGGCCCGGCCGCCTTGAAGTAGTCGAGGATGTCGGCGTCCAGGCGAATACCGGTCAGAGTCTTCGGTCGCAGCGAGCGTGGCCGTCCGCCTTTCGGTTTGGGGGCCGCAACTCCGTTGATCCTGTAAGTGGCGCGCTCAAAAAACTCATCCGTCAATTCGGGCGCGTCGATATATTCTTCAGGACTTATGACGTGGGCGTCGCTCTTAGCTAAGTCGCTCGCGATACCGATCTTGCTCTCGCTCATTGGCCTTCCTCATTGATATGACGTGCCGGGCGGGTCCCCGCGCGGTCCAGACAACGATCATCATACGTCCCGCCAAGAGACCGACGGTAAGGATGCGCTCCTCGCCATAGTCGAAGCGATCATCAATCGCATCAAACGTCGGACCCGCAAAAACGATGGCCGCATCCGCGAAATCCAACCCCCGGTCAGCAAGGGTAGCTTCGCGCTTCGCGGGATCGAACGTGATCTCCATAAACATTTTGTAGCAACAAAAACCCCCCGCGCAAACGTTTTTGTAGCAACAAAAACGCTCTCGATGCGCGCCTCAAGTGGGAAGGATGTCTCAATGTCCATGAAACTCGCCGCCCTCGGGCTCGCGTGCGCCTTGGCGTGCACGCCGGCTATCGCCGTCGCTCAAGCCTATCCGCAGTTCCAAGGCCCCGACGGCGCGCACCTGCCGCCAGGTATGACCGCGGTGGTTGGGAGGGACGCCATCACAGGCGCGCCGTGCCTGGTCGGCCTGACGACGACCTGCCGATGGCCGGTAGTGGGCGCGGCCAATTTCACACCGGCGCAAATTTCGCTAGGCGCCACGGCGGCGCAAATCGTGACGGCGCGCACCGGACGCCAGACCGTGACCCTCATTAACACCGGCTCGACCGCCTTCTACATCGGCCCGTTGGCGTCTGTGACGCCTACGTCCGGCGTGCTGATCCCGGCCGGCGTCGGCGTCTCCATCACACTGCCCTATTCCGGCGCGCTCTATGGCGTGACGGCGAGCGGAACCGCGACCTTGAACGCCTACGAGCTCTACTGATGGACGGCCTGACCGTTCCGGGAGAGCCCGGCGTCGGCGAACCCGGTCTGAGCGTCCCCGGCGTCGCGGCGATCGGCCAGGGCGGCTTGACCTCCCCGACAAACCCACCGTCGCCCCACACCGTCACCTACCAAGCCATGCCCGTGGCCTATCAAACGGCCCCTATCACCTACCCTTGAGGATCTTCCATGCCCTCCATTTTCGCCCCTCAGACGCCTGTCACGAACGATACCGGCGCGGTCACCCTCGGCTTCCAGGGCGCGCCCAACGTGCTCTACGACCGGACCATGGTGGGCGCCACCGCCTACACCATCTCCACCACCGGCACGACAGGCGGGGAGACGATGAGCGTTACGCTGCGCGGGCCATACGCCTATAGCTTCGCCAGTTCGGTGGGGATCAACTGGGCCGGAGGCCTGGCGCCGACCCCAGCGTCCACATCCACCGCCTTTGATCGGATTAAGTTCGAGGTTCTCCAAGACGGCTCGCTTTTGGGAACGCGGCCAGCGGCGGCAGCAAGCATGCCGATAATGGCTCCAGTCCACTATTTGAACGTCAGTGGCCAAAACCAGAATGCCTCTGCGGCTCCCACAGCCGCAAATGATGGCAGCGACAGCTTCTTGAGTATTATGGTTTGGCTAAATCTTACGAGCAGCTACTCGCCAAATAATTTTGCACCGCTTGTATCTAGGTGGGTTGCGAATTCCAATTCTCAGTCAAATACAGAATATACATTTGGGATTTCAACAAGTGGAAATCTCTTATTTTTGTGCATAGATGCGAGTGGAAGTTATAAAGAGTTGATATCTACTGCGCCAATAATCCCTTCATTGTCAAATGCAGCGGGTCTGTGGCTTCGGTTTGACTATAATGCGGGACCATCTACCGTAAATGGTGTAGCGCCCGGTGCGGGTGTCTTCTACACCTCTGTCGGAGGTGTGACACCTGCTTGGGTGCAGCTTGGATCGGTGCCAAGTGGAGGTGCACAGACAGGTCTGAATCACGTCGGTGCTAGTTCGGGCGCCATCTTATTCGGAGACAACCACGATAATAGCTGGTCCATAAACACATGCCATATGTACGAGGCAATCATAAAAAATAGCACAAATGTATTGGCAAATCCGAACTTCCAGTCTTTGATGACAACTGCGTCGGGCGCAACATTCCTCGATACGGCCACTACGCCGAACACGATCACGCTCAACACAAACATCGTCTGATTTTAAAATGCTGTCCAGCAATCAAGGCCGATTTTTAAACGGCTGTTTTGAGCTGCTGTGATTCGGCATCATGCTGTGTCGTGACGAAGATCTTGCTGCTATGCCAGGTAAGCGGTGGAAAGCGAAGCGCCCATCGTTCTAAGCCAAAAACCTGTTTCTTCAACTTGCTCGCCGGCTTTTCTATGATGTGCCAGGATGCAATGGCCAAAGCGAAGGCGAGCGGATAGGCGATCACGAAATTCATGACTGGTGTCCGAGCCAAAGGTATGAGCGCGACCGCGGCCTGCTGGATCGGAAACCCATACAAATACACGCCATATGAATAATCGCCACTGAACAGCATCTTTTGCCTTGGTGGATTCAGAGTGCCCAGGAACGCGGCGCAATAGGCGATCGGCAAGGCCGCGAAATAGTCGCCGCCGCGGATGTTCATCAACAATTCTACCAAGACGGTGCTGGCGAGAAAAAGCGGAAAGCTCAAAGGAACCCGATCTCGAAAGCGAAATAATAAAAGACCTGCCAGGAAATTTAAAACGAGAACCAAGCCTACAACTAGGGCATTCATAGGCGGGTGATCATGGAATACATGATATATTATTGCGGCTTGTACAATTATTAGCAGCACCAAAAAAGCAAGCCGCCTCGCCGCTATACCTAGAAGCGCGATACTTGCGAGCAAAATATAACATTTCAGTTCCGAAGGTATCGTCCACAGCTGACCGTTAATGATGCTTGGGAACGGATTATGCTGAAAAACTCCCGGCAGCGTGTACTGTATATCGCCTATTATATTAAGGGCGTACGCAAAAAACTCGTGGCTGGAAAAATAGTCCCGCAGCTGGACCGTCGTTACCAATGGTCCTAGAACAAGAGCAGAAAGCAGCACTTCGACAACGAGCGCGGGTACTAGCCTGATTACGCGTAGGCCCAGGAAGCTTATAACCGATTTGTTGCGCTCCAAGCTCCCAGCCACCAAAAATCCGCTCAGCGCGAAAAGCATCGGCAGGACGGTCCCGAAAATCCCACGGAAGGGGACCATAAAGACCATGTCTCCAACTGTCCGACCATAGCACAAGCTGACGGCGTGCTGAACGATGACCGCCGTCGCTAGCGCGATCCGCATGTAATCAAAACCGGCCGGCCTGTTTGACGCCGCCTCCATTTTCTCTGCAAGAGTCATAAATCGTCTCCGGGCGGCACCAACCCTCCCGCATCGTGGATTATGCTACAATCCCGATCGTCGACCCGGCGGGCCGAGCTTATAGTTTCAAGCGCGAATTTTCTGATTAATGGTGGGCAGTCACCAAAATTTCCCCGCGCAAAATCATAAATTCCTATTGCATGTGCTTTCGTCGATGAAGTGATCGTGCCCTTCCTAATAAGGTCCTTCACCGCACGTTTTACTAAACGGCCTATGGTTCTAAAAATTAGGTTTGCCCGCTGCTGGGCGTTCGCGTGACGTGATGAAAATAACAGTTCATTTCTATGTAAAAAATAATTTTGCATTGGTCCATCAAGCGGTCCAATTGAAGCCCCGACCTTATGAATTACGATCGATGTTGGAACAATATAACATTTATATCCAAATTTTCGTGCTCTATAACACCAGTCAGTTTCTTCGTAATTTAGAAAAAAATTCTCTTCAAAATACCCAATATCACGCCATATATTTGCTGGCGCAAATAGTGCGGCACCGAGTGCGAAATCGCTTTCAATTAACTCGCTTGTGAGTTTTTCAGTATCACTAAGGTCAAACCAGTCTGGGTGTCCCACGTCTAGATTGGTTCGGCTGCCAAAGAATTGGAATTTTTCCGTACCAAAAATCTTTATAGAACAACCAAGAATGGCATTATTATTAAGTGACATAGTCTGATAAATGAGGCTATTTATTGTCGATGGCAGAACGGTGGCGTCGTTATTCAAAAGAAAAATATGTGTTGATCCATCTAATAAAGCGTTTTGAATGCCGATATTGCATCCGCCGGAAAAGCCAGAGTTTATATTATTATAAATTATGGTGGCATTACGTTTTATATTGCGATTTAATACAATGGCTGAATCCTCAGTGGAGGCGTTATCGACAACGTATATCCAAAAGTTTTCAAATGTTGACAATTGTAGAGAGTTATATGCTGCGACGGTATCGTGGGGGCGGTTCCAATTAACGATAATTATCCCAACACGAAATTTGTTCGCTTCCATTTCGGCGGTCTCCCCAACCGCGACCCGCAACCGTGATAAAATGCCCTTACGTTCCTGATCTATTAGCTCTCAGCCGTGTCCTAGATGACTTCTACCCGGCGGGACATCGTCATCGCTCGGCCTCCCCACTCAAAAACCCTCCGCCAACACTCGGTGCGCCCGGTCTGGGGCGTCGGCCTCCAGGGCGAGGAAGGATATGAGCACGCGATCAGGCGTTTTGCGGCCCTGCTCAATATCCGCAATCGGGAAAGGTTGACAGCGAACGCGCCAGCGAAGGGGGCCGGTGTCAGGCCTGTGCGCATCCGGGCTGTTCGGGCGATGCGAATGGCGGGAATGCGGGTGATCTCCTGATCGGTAAGGGGCGGGGTGTCCGGGGCGCTCTCAGCGGCCGCGGTAATCTCCTCGTCGGTCATAGCCTCCAGGCGGGCTGTTGTTGCGGCGGACATGATCGGCGGGTTCGCCGGGTCTGGGGTATATCTAACGATCGCCATCGACTTCACCCCTCACGCCCGTTTCTCGCCGATCATTTCCCGCAAGGCCGCGTTAATTCGGGATCGCCAGCCCATCCCGGTGGCGCGGAAGGGGTCCAAGATATCGCGATCGAGGCGCTGCGTCACCTGAGCCTTTGTCGGCGCCTTCTGCTGGCCGCGAAGTTTGGTGCGGGGAACTGCGGCCAGGATCGCGGCCTGAAGCTGCGGCGGCAGGTCATCAACGGGCGCGGCCCGGGCGAACGTCTCTTCCGTCCATTCGGGATTGTCGTCATCGAACGGCAAATCGTCCGGTGGAAGCGGGGGATGCTCAAGGGACATGGCGGCGGCGTAACCACATTCTGATGCCAAGGCAAACCCTTAAGGGCGCGCCTATCCACCGCCGGAACGGCGGCCAATCTCTTCAAACCCCCTATGAATCGGAGACCTTAGATGTCCGATCCGCCGCCGCCTGCGCGGGCTCCTCTGCTCGCAGCCCTGCTGCAAAGCCGCAATGTCAACGCCTACGCCCTGATCGTGCTCGGCGGCCTGGCCTTCGCCCTGAAGATGCCCGAGTCCATCTACAGCGGCTTGATCCTGGGCGGTCTGGCGATTTTGAAAGCGGGGGCCTGACCGATGACGGCTGTGCGCCCTCTGCCCGACGTCGGCTGCACGATCGACGATCTGGCGCGCGAGATCAACGCCATGCACGCCTGCCTGCACGCCGTTCAGCACGAGGCGCGGACGGACCGTAAGCTGGCCGCCGACCGTGAGGCGTTGCGCCGCGAACGCCATGAGTCGATCAAGGAAGACCTCTGCGACATCGGCCGGCGCGTCGGCGTGGTGGAGCGCTGGCAGGAGACTTTCGCCAAGAGCTTCGGCATGAGGCCTTTGGGGGAGGGGCGGGCGCCCAGGCGGATCTTGGGGCTGCCCTACGTCGTCGTGCTGGGCTGGTTCGTGGCGCTTCTGATCGGAATGACCACCGGCCCGGTCGGCTATTTCGTCCTGCTGAAGATGCTGCCCGCCGCCGTCCACGCCGCTCTGAGCGTCGAGCCCTAGCTCGCCCCTTCCAAGGAAGACCCCACATGACGACGCCTTACCTGGCGGCCGATATCGGCCGCGATGAGGGCCTGCGCCTGCACGCCTACCCAGACCCCGATACTGGGGCTGAGCCCTGGACCATCGGCTATGGCTGCACCGGCGCAGACATCCGCGCCGGCCTGGTGTGGACGAAGGCGCAAGCCGATCAGGCGCTGACCCAGCGGATCGATCAGGTGCAGCGCCAGCTCGATCAACTGCTCCCCTGGTGGCGCGAGGTGAACGACGCCCGCCAGGATGTGCTGATCAACATGGCCTACAATCTGGGTGTGCGGGGCCTATTGGGCTTTCACGCCTTTTTGGCGGCGGCCCAGGCCGGCCGCAACGACGCCGCCTCCAGCGATCTTTTGATCACCGACGGCCGTCCCACCCGCTGGGCGCGCCAGGTGCACGGCCGCGCCGCCCGCCTGGCCCAGCAATGGCGCGACGGCGTGCGCATCGCCCCCTGATCCACCCCTCGTTCAATAAACAAACGGAGATGTTTCATGCCCGTTCTGGCCGCGGCCTGGACGGCGCTTTGCGCCGCCCTGAAGTCCGTCAAGATCAGCGCCGCCGTGCTGATTTACGCCGCGCTCGTCCTCTCCGGCGTCGTCGGCGCTGAAGTGTTCGAGCGCACTTTTCGGTTCAGCCTTCTGTTCATCCACATCGAAGGCCTCGGCGCCCAACTCGCCGATCTGAAAGTCAAGGACGTCGCGGCGCTCAAGGCGGCGCAAGCCCATGTGGCCGCGGTCGCCGCCGCCCAGACCCGGGCCACGACGGACGTCATGGCGACCTATAGGCCGGCCGTCGCCGCCATCGCCAACAACCTGCAAACCCTGACCAAAGAGGTCCCCGTCTATGTCACGCCTAAGGATGATTCCGCCTGCGCTATCAATCTTGGCGCTGTGCGCCTGCTCGACGCCGCCGCCAGCGGTCTGCCCGGCCTTCCCAACGCCCCCACCAGCGCTGATGACGCCCCCTCGGGCGTTGCACTCTCCGCCCTCGTCACCGCCGACGTCGGCAACGACGAAGCCGCCCTCGAAAACGCCCAGCAACTAGCTGCGCTCCAAGCCTGGGTCCGCGCCCAGCAAGCGGCCTGGGCGACGCCCGGCGCCGGCGCGCCCGCCGGACGCTGAGCCATGAATTTTCCCGTGGACTATATGTACCGCCTCGCGCCCCGAGGCGGCGCCGGTTTGGCGTGCGACGAGACCGGCGTGGCGCTTGGCGCGACGGCCCTCGCCCGCGTGCATCAGGAGGCCGGCGGCCGACGCCGTTGCGAAGTGCGACCGCCCGCCGACGTCGCTCGGGTGCTGAAGGCCGCCTACGGCCCCCAGCCAGACGTCGTCGTTCAACGTCTCCACCGTGGCCTGAACCGAACCGCACGCTGGCTCGAAGCCGGCGACCTCTGCCACGCCGGCGTCGAAGCCGTGATGCTGGGCTTCCCCGACCTCACGCCTGCCGCCATGGCCAAGCTTAGCGAGATCGCCGATCTCGAAAAGCGCGGCGCCCCTTGGGAGAATGAGCCACGCCTGCCGGCGGGGCAGGCTGGGGGCGGGCGGTGGACCACGGGCGGGGGTGGGGGCGGAGCGCCCGCCAAGCCGATCCAAACGGCTGAGTCCCCGCCATCATCTACGCCAATGCCCCGAGCCGAGCCGCGCGCCCAGACGCTGGACGACCGCGTCTACGGCCCTGCCGCCGCGCCGCCCTTATCGGCGCCCTACAGCCAACGACCCAAGGTCAGGCTCGACGACGGGATCTTGCACTTCACCGAAGGCCAGGGGCCAGACGGACCAGCGATCTGGGACGACGGGGTCTATCGCCCCGCTTCGAACCAGCCACGCCTGGTCTCGGTCTCAGGGCCGCTAGAATGGGAGTTGGAGCGGCTAGAGGCGGCGGCGGCTGCAAGAGCGGAGGCCGAAGCAGCGGAGGCAAGGGCGGCAGCGGCGGCAGCCGAAGCGGCAGAGGCAAGGGCTGCAGCGGAGGCGGCGGAACAACGTTGGCCCAGGTTGCCGGGAGAGGTCAAAACTGTTGAGGAGTTATTTCCGAACCCCAAAAAATATCCGAATCGTATCGTGCCCCTAGAGTTTCGTGGCCGCTTCGGCCCCGCTGCCACAGCAAAGAACCTGACTGCATCTCAATCGTGGGAAATCTACAAACAATTGCTTGATGAGACCAAGGCGATTAATCCGGAATATAACGATGCCCCGGCGCATCCGAAAAGCGCGTTCATTCACCTGCCCCTAGGCGAACGCCAAGACATGATCGACGACGCGCTTTTGGACCGTGCGGCGGCCGATTATGATATCCGCGGCAATCCAAAACTTCTCCAAGTTGAGACCGTGAGCTTCTTGCGCAAGACGGTGGATCATTATTATGCCGAGGCGGTGAAGAAGTTCGACGCCAAGCGATTTGATTCTCCACTGGCGCGCGGGCAAGCGATTGGCAATGATGTGGACCGGCAGACGCGGCGGGATCTTCAACGCCTATACAATCAAAAGCACATTCCTTACGGTCGAGGCCAAGGGATAGCCATCAACAACCGCGACTATGACACAAGTCAGCCGGTAAAGTCGCCGTCTGGAAGGCCGCCCTACCGGGTGCCCGATTTACGGATTGGTGAAGCGCAGAAGGACGACGATCCGATTGGGGAAGTCAGGATTAACAACCTAACTATTGATTGGACGATTCGTATGAAACAGCCGAACGACTCTCAAATTCAGGACTTCATCCACGCAGAGTCTAAACCCAAGGCCGTGGTTATCGTTATTCCTTCGCAAATCTATCCCCCGGGCGCCTATTACATTCCCAGCGCGGCGGCTTTAAAAGGGAATTGACTGATGCGTGGCCCATATCCAATTTTAATTCCCCAAAATCTGAGCGAGCTTATTGATACGTTGAGTGGGATTAGGCTCCTTTCGCCGACATTTCGGGATATAACGGGCTATTTTCCCGGCAGGAATATCGATAATACATTTTACGAGTTGAATGAAGGGCTGCAGTTGTTGCGGCCAAAGCTTGGTGAAGACCTTTACCTCAAGCTCCGCTGTATGTCGGATCAGATGCGGGCGCACTTTGAGGCCGATCCCGAGGACCAGACCGGCGACTCACTCAAGGGGCGCGACATCAGCCTCGAGATGACGGACCTACTGAAGCAGAGCCGCCGCAAACGCTGAAACAATCGACCGACTTCAACGTGCGGCTCCCAGGCCATCAGTCCGCAAGCCCCACGCCCAAACTTCCGCCGCCCGCCACCCTCTAAACCTGTGCTCCAATCTTATCTTGAGTTCGGCTGTCGAAATCGCTCGCGGCGTGGCGCTCGTGCAGCTGTTCGGACGGGTCGCCGTAGGTGCGGTTGACCATGCGTCCCCGCTTCACCGCCGGTCGCGCCAGGACGGCGTCGGCCCAACGCTGGAGATTCTTGTAGTCCTGCACGCTGAGAAATTCGCCAGCGCCGTAGGCCCAGCCCTTGGCGAGCCCGCCATACCAGGGAAAAACCGCGATGTCGGCGATCGTATAGTCGTCGCCGGCGAGGTATTCGCTCTCGCCAAGGCGTCGGTCGAGCACATCCAGCTGTCGCTTCACCTCCATGGTGAAGCGGTCGATCGCATATTCGATCTTGGTCGGCGCATAGGCGTAGAAGTGGCCGAAGCCGCCGCCCAGATAGGGCGCGCTTCCCATCTGCCAGAACAGCCAGTTCAGCGTCTCGGTCCGGGCCGCAACCTCCGTCGGCAGGTAAGCGCTAAACTTCTCGGCCAGATAGAGGAGGATGGAGCCCGACTCGAAAACGCGGACGGGCTTGGGGCCGCTCCGGTCTAGCAGGGCCGGAATCTTCGAGTTGGGATTGATCTCCACAAAACCCGACCCGAACTGATCGCCGTCTCCGATCTTGATCAGCCAGGCGTCATATTCAGCGCCCGCGTGGCCCAGCGCCAGCAACTCCTCCAATAGGATCGTGACCTTCACCCCATTAGGGGTGCCCATGGAATAGAGCTGAAGCGGGTGCTCGCCCACAGGCAGGGCCTTTTCGTTGTAGAGCGGCGTGCAAAAGGGACCCCCTTAGTGGGGTGATCGGCGCCTAAAAGGGACCCCTCATTCCGATGGTTTAAGCACGGCCGTTTGGTTCAGC